AGATGGAGATGATGACTGCGATGCAGGCTAATGCGATGGCGCAGCAGTTGGCTATGCTACAGCAGTATTCGCAGAACATGATGTCTCCCTCGATGCTGGCTATCCCGGAGGCTAAGAAAACGGAGCCAATCGATTTTGGAGAGACGGTGGCGAAGCTGAACTCACGGGCGCGGGCGGATCAGTCGCTGGCGGCGATGCGGCGCAAAGGGGTATCGGACACGATCCACACAAGCTCGCTGCTTGATGAAGAAGAGGCCGATGTGACTGCCTCGCCACTTGGAAGGGGCTGACATGGAATATGACTACGGAAAGGCTTACGCTACGTATCAGGCGCTGCTGGATGAGCGTTCTGAGTGGGAGTCGGAGTGGAGGAGCATAAGCGACTTCCTGTTACCGGGCCGGGGCATCTATTCCGGTTCGTCCCGACCCTCGAAACGAAAGCTGACGAGTCCGAAAGTGATCAACACGGTTGCCGAGGATGCGTTGTATGTTCTGACTTCCGGTATGCACGGCGGGTTGACTTCTCCGAGCCGTCCGTGGTTCAAGCTGGAGTGGACGGACGACGACTTGAAGAACCAAGAGATGCTCAAGATGTGGTTACAGGACTGCGAGACGCGGCTGCATGATGCGCTGCACCAGTCCAACTTCTACAGCGTGATAAACTCGTTCTATGTTGAGTACGCCGGGTTCGGCACTGGTTGTGCTTATGTGGGGCACGACACGGACAACGACGATGTGCCGTTCCGGTTCGAGTTGCTGACTGCCGGGGAGTATGCGTTCTCTCAGGGAGCGGACGGCAAGATAGATCAGTTTTTCCGGGTAGTGTTTCTTACTGAGCGGCAACTGGTGGACCGATTTGGCAAGAAAACCTCCGCCGAGGCGCAGCGCAGAGTGAAGGCCAACGAGCCAGCGGTCGACAAGAAGTACGTGTCGGTGCTGGAATGTGTCAAGAAGGCACCGCACAACAAGATGCCTTACACCCGCGTATTTTACGAGATGCAGAGCGGAAGCGGCAGAGCCAGCGCGAGCGGGGAGAAAGCGCCGCTGGAGGTATCCGGGTTCCACGAGTTCCCATACCCGCTGGCCCGGTGGGGCACGATAGGCTCTGATATGTACGGTATCGGACCCGGCAGTCGGGCGCTCCCGGACATAAAGAGATTGCAGGAGATGGAGAAGGCGTTTCTGATGGCGACTCACAAGGCTATCAATCCGCCGCTGAACGCCCCTGCGCGGATGAAGGGCAAGCTGAACACCCTTCCGGGCGGGTATAACTACTACTCCAATCCACAGGAGACGGTCAATGAACTCTACCAGATCAGATTCGACTACCAAGGAGTCGGGGGAGCGGTGGAGCGTGTTGAACAGCGCATACAGCGGAATTTTTTCAACGACATATTTCTCACAGCCGCTCGTGACCCGAACGCAACCCCATACAAAGCCACCGAAGTTAACGCCCGTGAGCAGGAGAAGATGCTCCGTCTCGGACCAGTTATCGAACGACTTCAGCACGAATTTCTGCAACCCCTTATTGAGCGGTGCTTTAACATAATGCAGCGCAAGGGCAAGTTCCAAGATTTGCCGCCGGAACTGGCGCAGATGGCGCAGGAGTACAATATTTCACTGGTCTCCCCGCTGGCTACGGCGCAGCGTATGGTGGCGATACAGGGCATTAACACCTTCATGGGTTTTGTCGGCAACATGATGCAGTTCGACCAGAGCATTGCGGACAATGTGGATATGGACGAGGCGACACGGGAAGTTGGCGACATCTCCGGTATCCGCATGGGCATACTCCGCACGCAAAAAGATGTGGAAGCCCGCCGTATGCAGAGGGCGCAGGCAATGGCCCGGCAGCAGCAACAGCAGCAGGAAATGCAGAAGGCGGAACTCAGTTCGCGGATGAATGTTGAGCAGTCAACAGCCCGGAAGAACGAGGCAGACGCGGCGGTGAGTCAGCTTGAGGCGCAGGAAATGATGGGTGAAATGTAATGGCGAGAAATAAAACTGACGAGGAGTTGGAGCACCATGTCTTATTGGAGAACGTGCGAGAAGTGCTCAAAACAGGCGCTGGAAAAGAACTTATATGGAATATTCTCGCTATGTGCAATCTTTACGGTGACAACTTCACAGGGAACTCACAGACATTTTACCTTGAAGGTAAACGAGCCGTGGGTTTGCACATTCTGCAACTACTCGAAGACGCAGATAAGACAGCATACGCACGGCTACTTTTAGAAAAACAAAAACGTGAGGAAGGAAAAAATGAGTGATCAAAACACAGCAGCGCAGCCCACACCTACACAAGTCCCGGCTGAGTCTGTTATTGGTAGCGCGCCGCCCAAACCGGAGAGCGCGCCAGCAGTAGGAGCACCAGCAGTACCAGCAGCAGCCCAACCGCAGCAGGGTACCGATCCGAAGAGTCCCGCACAGCCAGAGCCACCGGTCGAAGAGCCGGGGTCAGACGCTGGGGCGGTACCGAAACCGGATGCGTACGTATTGCCGGAGGGTATGCCGAGCGATTTACGTGAATTCGCCGCCGAGCAGGGTTTTACGCAGGCCCAGCTTGATTCGACGATTTCGCAGTTCGCCGGTTATTTTCAAGGGATTAAGCACGCGGAGGTACGCGCTCTGCGGGAACTTGGTAAAGCCCACGTGAAGAACTGGGGGGCGGATGGCAAGAAGAATCTTAATCTCGCCCAGCAGGCGCTTAAGCAGAACGATGATGAGGGCGGGGGTTTTGCGAAGTTACTGATCGAAACGGGGTGGGGCGACCACCCGGCTGCGTTGAACTTCCTGTATAACATTGGCAGATCAATGCAGGAAGGTGGATTTTTAAAGAGTGCCGTACCTCGCACAGCGGGGCAGAAGACCGCCGCGCAGGCGCTGTTCGGCGCAAACCATCCGAGTTCTCAAGGATAAATTAAAGGAGATTGAAAAATGGCTTACGAACCGATGACAGGGGCAGAATACCCCAATCTGGTAAATGTCACCAAGCGGATGGACCCTGACGGCTCCATCGCGAAGATAGCTGAAATTCTACAGCAGACCAACCCGATCATAGAAGACATTCCTATGGTCGAGGGTAACTTGCCGACCGGGCATCGTACTACGGTACGGGCTGACTTGCCCACCCCGACTTGGCGTAAACTCAACTATGGTGTCAAGCCGACCAAGAGCATCACTGCTCAGGTTGATGACACCATCGGTATGCTGGAAGACTACGCGGAGGTCGATAAAGACCTTGCGGAGTTGAACGGCAACACGGCTGAGTTCCGTATGTCTGAGGACGAGCCGCATCTGGAGTCAATGTCGAATACGATGGCTGAGACCATTTTCTACGGAGACACCGCAGTTACCCCGGAGCGTTTTCTCGGACTGGCTCCCCGGTATGACGTTCTTGGTACTCCGGCGGGCAAACCTACGGCGGAGGTCAATTCCGCGTATCTGAACCATGTACTCAGTTGTTCTGATGGTTCTCCGACATCCAGCAAACAGACTTCGGTCTGGTACATTGTCTGGGGTAATAAGTCGGTACACGGTATCTACCCGAAAGGCTCCAATGTCGGTCTTAACTCCCGCGATCTCGGGGAGCAGACGCTGTTTGACGATCTTGGTGGTCGCTTCCAAGGCTACCGGTCGCATTATCAGTGGAAGATGGGCCTCGTTGTGAGAGACTGGCGCTACGTAGTCCGCATCGCGAACATCGAGCTTGCCGATATGGAAGTTGAGGCTTCTCAGAAACTTCTGTATCATAACATGGTCAGAGCCATGTACGCGGTTCCGCAGATGAACAGCTACGGTCGGGGGGTATTCTATGCCTCTCCGGGCGTGCAGGCTATGCTGGACATCGCGGCAATCGAGAAGGGCAACGCCGCGCTCGGGTACGCTAACGTGTTCGGGAAGGAAGTTCTGTCTTTCCGTGGTATCCCGATCAAGGGCTGTTCTGCGATTCTGGAAACTGAAGCGGTAGTCAGCTAATAAACGATAAACTCTGATATGATAAGGAGATTTTAACAATGCTACTCGACAACGAAACCATGTTTGGCGACGGAGCGGCTTACAACGCTTCAGTAACACTTGATCTCGGCGCTATTCGACCGGGGCCGGGCAAACCTATCAAATGTTTCTTCACTACTGACTCTACTCTGACGGGTGCCTCAGTTGTGCAGGTTCTTGATGCTGCTGTACTTCCGGCGGACGAACCGGTACTGGCTTTTGTACCCCCGGCGGTAGGAGCAACGACAGAGTTCGAATTGCCGAGCGATGTTTTGCAATTCGTAAAACTGTCTATTACCGGCGCATCTGCGGGTACGTTTACCGCTGGCATCGTGATGGATGTGCAGACCAACCTGTAGAATTTTAAACAGGTAATAACCAAAGCCCCCGGCATGGTGTCGGGGGCTTAATGAAGGAGGGAGGCATGAAATGCGTAGCTGACGCGCGGTGTCAAGTAATCCGCGATGATGGCAAGATAGTATTTTATCTTAAAGGGGATGTGGGGGAATTCAAGAAGTGTCCGCCCCACTTTCGACCGCTGGAAGGAAAAACAGCGCCTAAAGTCGATTTCGACAAAGCAGGCCGTGACGAGCTTTTGGTCGCGGAGTTCGAACTGGACGATCTGAAGGAGTACATCGAAGAAAAATACGGCGTAAAAGCCGGAAATCGCGGTATTGAGAAGACTGTCGATCTGCTGCTTGACAGCCGTTTTCGCGATCTGGGTGATCTCGATCTAAACAAGGTGATCTGATATGGCGTATTCAAAGATAGACATTTGTAATAGCGCCCTTGCTATGCTCGGCGCTGACTTGCTGCGGTCGTTTGACGAGAATAATAAACGCGCTCGGATGTGCTTTGTCTTCTTTGATATGACAAGAGACTACCTTCTGTCCAAATTTGACTGGCCTTTTGCTCGGGCGTTTAGAAAACTCCAGTTGCTGGACGTTACGAGCATGACCGTCCCGGAGGGGTGGTACCCGTTCAAATTACCAAGCGATTGCCGTAATCCGAGGGAACTGCACCCTCCCGGCAGTAAAGACCCGTGGCGGATCATGGGTAGCGTGCTGTACTGTAAGCGCACAGGGATCGGCGGAGATGACGCATACCTGTATTACACCATTCAGAATGTGGACCCATCCAGTTATTCCGATACTTTTGCCAGTTTGCTGTCTCTGGGGCTGGCGGTTCGTCTGTGCCCGTCAATAACCCAAGATAAGGCTCTTACTAAGGCTTTGCGCGACCAGTTCAGAGAAGAGCAGCGGGACGCGTGGGAGTCAGATGCGAACATAGGGAACGAATACCGGGAATTCGACGAAGACCCGAACAATGACGCTTTTGTAAACCCGGACGGCTCATGGGGAGTATCTGAATAATGGCGTTCTACCGGCTTAAGCACTCTTTCACTGCGGGCGAGTTATCGCCGTTGATGAACGACCGCGTTGATTTCGAGCGGTACAACAACGGCTGCAAAGTGCTGCGGAATATGTTCTGCGCCACACAGGGTCCGGCAATTCGTCGGCCCGGCTTCAAATTCATTTATGATCTTACCGCCGCAGGTTTGGGGTTCCAGACAACAAATCCGAAAGTTCGTATGATTCCCTTCGTGTTTAACGAACTGCAAGCATATGTAATGATATTTTATATGCACACGGACGGAAAGGCTCGGATGGTGCTTGGCACAACAACACAATCAGGGGAGGACGGGCTAGTTGAAGGTTCGGGGGTAGAGCGGGAATACACGCTTGAAGCGGTGGCTCCATGGACCGCTTCCGGGACGGTAGATATAACGCTCCCTGCCGGGCTTACTTTTGTGAGTGCCACAGCGTATCACATAGCGGTGAATGACACTAAAACCACTCTTGTTTGGGACGCAGGGACTCCGGGGGCGAACGAGTTTAAGCTTACCTATGTTACCGGAACCGGGGTAGCTACGGTAACGTGCGGTTCAGACCCCGCTACAGGCGGCTATGTGTATCTGACTATGGAATTCACGGCGGCGGCTATAGCGACGGATGAGTTGGTGACTCTTACGCTTCCGACCGGTTTCGACATAGACAAATTTGATTGGA